TCTCGATCTGTCCATTCATCACTTGCTCCAGCATAAGAGACACGAGCGGCGTTCACTATTGCCAAATCGTTTCCCATGTGGTCAACCAATTCAACAAAACCATCTGATACATTTATCTTCATCTTTTCTCCTAGAAAATTATTATATAATATTATATAATATTATACTTTCATGTGTTTATATAACACAAAGCAGGAGACAAAATTTATGTTAAATATCAAACTCATCAATCGCTTGATTTGCCTTGAGCAAGTCGTTGATGCAATGTTCAAAGACGATGCACCTGAGATCGCTGAAGCTCTAAAATTATGCATCAATGTTATATTTGGCGATATGATCAATGATCATACCAATGCAATTGAGCAACAATATTTCTCAGATAAAGAGGTGGAAGATAAGATATCTGATCTATCTAAAGCCAAAATCACAACAGACCACATCAAGCAAATTCAAAACTTGTACAAACAACTAAAGGATAAAAAAGATGCTTAATCGATTTACACTTATCGGACGCCTTGGCAACGATCCACAACTCAAAAGCTTTGGCGATAAAGAAGTAGTTAATTTCTCAGTTGCCTATAGTGAGAAGATCAAAGGCGAAGAGAAAACCACATGGTTTAATTGCGAAATGTGGGGCAACTTTGCGAAGATCGTACAAAGTCAAGCAAAGAAAGGTGACAAGATCACCGTTATTGGTCGCATCGCTATCAACGAACATGAAGGCAAGCAATATATCAAAGTGATTGCCTCTGAGGTCGTATTCCTATGATGAAGCCTAAAGATCGCAAATCGATTTTAAGTCTATATGTATCAACTAAGCTGATCAGCCTACTAGACACGATCAGCGATAGACATGCTGTCAAGGTTTCTAAGCTGGCTGAAAAGATACTGCTTGACGGTCTCCAAAGAGATCAGATTGATCTTGCTCTTGAAATCGATGATGATGATGCTATTGAGAAAATCACAACTAAGATCATCAGAAAGCTAGATCATGGCAATGAATGAAAAGACCAAACTCGTTAAAGAGAAAACAGGGATGAACATTAAAGATTTAGCTAAAGAAATCGGATATACAGAAAAAACAATCGTTTGTGCATTACGAGGAAAGCAAAGAGCAGGCTATGATCTTGCTAAAATACTCGCAGAAAAGACAGGGATGTCACCGCTCTATTTTATGGAGGATGATCATGGCGAAAAGTAAAGCATCCAAAACAACCGATAAGATCGTTAAAAATGATATGGTTGATTCTAAAGTTGGCAAAAATAGCACAGCACTATCAAAAAAGCCACAAGAGGATAAATCTGAAATCGCAAGACAAAAGCGACTGATATCAATTGAACAGGTGCTTGAGTTTATCTCTCAAGGTCTTTCTCAAGGTGATGCTCTTTCTCTTGTTGGCGTTGCCTACAGTACTTGGAATGGTTGGATGAAGAATGATCCTGAATTGGTGGCTGATATCAAGCGAGCTGAAATCTCTCTAAAGATCAAGCATCTTCAGAATATCCAGCGACATTCAGAGAACGATGTTAGAGCATCTCAATGGTTACTCGCTCGTAAATTCCCTTCTGAGTTTGGAGAGAAGCAAACAATCGATATGAATTCAAAAAGCGATGATAGCAAGGTGATCATCAATGTGATCCAACAGGTGCAAAAAGAGAAGCATGCTCAAACGATAGAGATCAAGCATGAGCTCCCAAATGAGAATGATCATGGCACAGACGAAGAAGATTGATATTGAGCTCAAACTCAATCCCTTGCAAATCGATCTAGTTGATCGATTGATTTACTCTGATGATGCTTTCATTGCCGTTAGAGCAGGTTGGGGCAGTGGCAAGACTTCAGCTTTAGTTTTTGCTTTGTGGACTTGGTCAAGCATCCATCCCAATAAGTCATCTTTACTAGTCACTGATACAGCTCCTCGATATAGATCGGTGCTTGGTCCTGAGCTTGAGAAGTGGCTTGCTCCTTATGGTTGGGTCTATCATCAGCAAGATGGCAAGTGGCTTGCTCCAAATGGTCATGTTGTTTGGTGCAGATCCTACTTTAGACCAGGGACAAGAGATGCAACACATAATCCACTTGAAGGCCTCAACATAACTTCAGGTCTTGCATTGATTGATGAGTGTCAAACTCTATCTGAAGAAGTAGCACAAAAGACGCTTGGCCGTCTTAGATCAGGTCCATCGCCTAAACTCATCATGGTAGGCTTGCCTGTATGGGATGCTTGGTGGGTGAGTTTTGCTGAGAAGGCTGGATGCACTCCAATCTTTTATGCAAGCCATGTCAACAAAGCCAACCTATCTGAAGCTTGGTTTGATGCTGTCAACAACTTGCCTGAAAGAGAAAGGCTTGCGATGGTTGAAGGTCTACCTCAATCGCCTTCAGGTCTTATTTATAGCGAGTTTAATGCATCTACTCATATCGTGAGAGGTTGGGAATATAATCAAGAGTTTAGTTCTAGGATTGCGATTGACTTTGGCTTTAGAAAACCATCAGTCTTGATCTTAACCTTTGATCCTAAACTTAATGCAGATATCATCACAGCTGAGATCAATCCTCAAGAAATAAAGCTTTCTGATTTAGCATCTCAGATTTTACAGATTGCTTGTCCTAGAGAACTAGCCTCAAAATATCCCAATCGTATTTTATTAGATGCTGCTAGTGGTGATAAGGCTGGAGCGGCTAGAAATGATCAGACGGCCTTGAGTGCTTTTAAGGTCTTGAAGAATGCACCTGAGGATGGTGGCATAGGAATGGCTTTTAGATGGTGCACTGATCCCGTCAAGACTGATGTCATGAATGGAATTATGAGAGTAAAAGCATTGCTAGAAGACAAGCGAATTTTAATCAAAGATACTGTTTGGGATGAAGGGATGAACAGTCGTGGAAACTCAATCAGAAAAGCGATCTTGTCTTATGCTTGGGATGGCAAAGAAGCACCTAAAAAAGACGGTCAAGAAGATCCACTAGATGCATTGAGATACGATGTGATCAATTGGAATTGGCGAGACAGTGGCTCGGTATCAGTCAGCATAAAAGCAGTATCTAAAAAATATGCAAATATTCATAACTCATCAACACCTAAAGCCAATCGATTTTAAGAGGCACTGATGCAAGACAAATTCAAGAAGATCACTGATGATCTAGCACAAATCTTATCTGCCAAAGATGAAGCCTATGGCAACGCCTTTGACAAGACAACTCAAATTCTATCTTTGCTTTATCCCAATGGGATTAAGGTTGAGCAATACAAAGACCTTCATGTCATCATTCGTATGCTTGATAAAATCTCAAGAATTGCAAGAGATAATGATCCAATGGGAGAATCGCCTTATATGGACATAGCAGGCTATTCTATTCTTTCACTTGCTAGGAATGACAAATGCTAGAAGAAAACAAAATCCATTTAGGCGATTGCCTTGACCTGATGCCATCAATCCCATCGAAGTCGGTTGATATGATCCTTTGCGATTTGCCTTATGGAACAACGGCTTGCGAGTGGGATTCTATTATCGATATGGCTAGGCTTTGGCAAGAGTATGAACGAGTTATCAAAGATAACGGGGCGATTGTTTTAACGGCTAACTCAGTATTCACCTTTAAATTGTGGTCAAGCAATCCATCGCTTTTTAGATATAAATGGGTTTGGATAAAATCGAAAAAAACAAGGTTTCTTGATGCTAATAGAAAGCCTTTAGGAAATCATGAGGATGTATTGATCTTTTATAAATCTCAGCCGTGTTACAATCCACAAATGACAAAAGGGGATCCATATATTCAAATGCACAAAAAAAGCACAATGGGAGGGGGAAGCGTGAGCGGTGACTTGACTTTAAAACGAAAGTCAACGATCAATAATGGGGAATACTTTCCAATCGATGTTTTAGAATTTTCAAACGAGACAGGATTTCATCCAACACAAAAGCCACTAGCTTTATTTGAATATCTAATTAAAACCTACACAAACGAGAACGAACTAGTCTTAGATAATTGCTCAGGTAGCGGTACAACGGCAATCGCTTGCATGAATACCAATAGAAGGTTTATTTGCATTGAGAGGGATGAAACCTATCACCGCAAGAGCATTGAGAGAATGAACAACCATGAACCACTATTCCATTTGGGGGATAAATGCTAGAAGAAAACAAGATACATTTAGGCGATTGCCTTGACCTGATGCCATCAATCCCATCGAAGTCGGTTGATATGATCTTGTGCGATTTGCCTTATGGGACAACGGCTTGCGAATGGGATAGCATCATTGACATGGCTAGGCTTTGGCAAGAGTATGAACGAGTTATCAAGGATAATGGGGCGATTGTTTTGACGGCCAACTCAGTATTTACATTCAAACTTTGGGCAAGTAATCCATCTCTTTTTAGGTATAAATGGATTTGGGAAAAGACGATGGGAACAAGATTTTTACATTGCAATAAGATGCCTATCGGAAAACATGAAGACATATTGATCTTTTATAAGTCTTTGCCAACATACAATCCTCAGATGCAAGAGGGAAAGCCATATAAAGACAGCGACCGCAAAAGAGTATCTAGTAAATCTCAAAATCTCACAGATACAATAAGAAAGCCAATAGATAACGATGGATATAGGTATCCTGATGACATCATCAAGTTTTCAAATGGAAATAATCACTCAATCCACCCAACCCAAAAGCCCGTTGCCCTCTTTGAATACCTAATCAAAACCTACACAAACGAGAACGAACTAGTCTTAGATAATTGCTCAGGTAGCGGTACAACAGCCATAGCTTGCATGAATACCAATCGCCGTTTCATTTGCATTGAGAGGGATGAAACCTATCACCGCAAGTCAATTGAACGAATGAATAACCATGAACCACTGTTTCACTTGGGGGATAAATGCTAGAAGAAAACAAAATCCATTTAGGCGATTGCCTTGATCTAATGCCATCAATCCCATCGAAGTCGGTTGACATGATCCTTTGCGACTTGCCTTATGGTACAACGGCTTGCGAATGGGATTCTATTATCCCTTTAAATAGGTTATGGGCTGAGTATGAACGAGTAATCAAAGACAATGGTAACATCGTTTTAACTGCTCAAGGTATGTTCTGTGCTGAGTTAATGTGTTATAGGAAAACTTGGTTTAACCATGATTATGTGTGGATAAAGAACCAACATTCAAACTTTGCCTTAGCAGGCATACAGCCCTTAAGAATTTTTGAAAATGTGCTAGTTTTTAGACCACCAAGAAAAGACGATATAGAGAGAGCATTTAACAAAGAACTGAGAGCATATTTCAAGCAAGTAAATGAGTTCATAGGTATCTCTAAAAAACAAATCATTGATAAAATAGGTCAATCCGCAGATCATTGTTTCCGCTATGCCTCTTCTCAATTTGATCTATGTACAAAAGAAACCTATGATCAATTGATTGAATGTTTCAAGATTGATCAGATGCCGGGCTTTTTGAACTTTGAAACTTTGCAATCTATGAACCCCCCTTTTACTTTTAACTTTGATGATCGTGTAAAAAGTACAAAGCAAGCAAAGAACAATGATTTCAATAGGCAAATGTACGGTGACAAAACAAATCAAAAGTACAAAGAACACATAAGCAAAGCCTATGTTAACTATCCTAGAAATGCACTCTATTTTGATGTTGAAAGAGGATTACATCCTACTCAAAAACCACTAGCCTTATTTGAATATTTAATAAGAACCTATACCAATGAGAACGAACTAGTCTTAGATAATTGCAGTGGATCAGGTACAACGGCCATCGCGTGCATGAATACCAATAGAAGGTTTATTTGCATTGAGAGGGATGAAACCTATCACAAGAAGAGCATTGAACGAATAGGCAACCACGAGCCACTATTTCACTTAGGAGCAACATGAAAGGCAATGCACTTTTAGCAAGGTTGGCGATTGATAGCATCATCATGGATTTTTTCATCCCATTGGATGCAATCTATCAACTCACAGATCAAGCGATCATCGATAGGCTTAGAGAGCTGGAGCATTCCTATCAAGGTAAAATCAAAGAGGCTAAATTGTTTATGCATAAAATGGAGATGATATGATGCAGAAAAAGCAAAAGATGATGCAATTCTTTGGCAATGATTTAGATGCTAGATTGTGCATGATTGAGGATATGATCGAGAGAGGCGAGGTTTATCAAGGCTATTCTAGTAAATATACAAAATCACAAAAGAACATTCAATCAAAGAGAATCAGAGATGCAGATCTTATCAAGGCTGTCTCATCAGATAAAACTTGGAAAGAAATTGCTTGTGAGCTAGGCGTGACCATTTCAGCCGTTAGATTTAAATGCGATCAACTTGGGATTAAAAAAGAGAAATTACATCGACATACTAAGAGATTGAAGCACTGATCTTCTTGATCTTCTCTTCAACTCTATCAAGGCGATCAGCTAGATCATCATCGCCAACTTGAATCCTAGCTTGATCTTTTGCTTGTGCATCAATCTTGCTTTCTAAAACATTGATCTTCTTCTCAATCTCTTTTCTTTCAAAGTCGCAAACCAAAGCATGATCTTTATCTTCTCGTTCTTTCTTTTGCATCTTTTGAAACATAAGCACGATCAAGATGATGAGTGCTAAAGGTGTATTGTCTTTGGTGATCTTCATGAGTTGCTCAAATTGATTGATCTCAGGTGGCAATTCAACAAGTGAGTGAGTAGGCTGGATAGGTTGAGCTTGTGCAATAATCATCGGCTCGTCTAGTGGTGCTAAAAACATATCTTCTTCTTTCTGATATATAAACTGATCAGGGATCACTTTAATTTTAGTGTCTTTTTTGAGTAGCTTTTCAACTTTCTTTTCTCCATAGTGAATGATCAGTTTAGATCCTTCTTTAAATTCGCAAGCCTCCACCTCGTAAGTGTTGCCTTTAAAATAGATCTTGCCTGTTGTGGTGATAAAAAATTCATCATCGATTATGCACATATTTTCTCTTTCATGTGTTTAAGGTATGGTTTTTTTGAGAGTCGCTAGGTGCTTTTTCTGCTTTGAGCATCTAGCAATTTAAAATTTTATTTGATATAATAGCATTTTATGCAATATGATAAGTTGATATATTCTTTTAGGTGATGTTTATGACGGTTTATCCATATATGACAATGACAAGCTCAACCAAAGAGATGCCATACTTATCGCAAGAACGGCCACACTATCAATCTTATGGTATCAGTGGAACATCCATTCAAGGCGGCTACATCACAGGGAAAGAACAAAACCCAGCTTTATCAGGTCGTTCATGGACGAGAGAAGCTGAAGATATGTTGGCAACTGATCCAATCATCAGACGGTCTTGGAGCTTGGTTAAGCAGACTCTATTGTCAGCAAAATGGGAATTTAAAGCTGGACGAGATGGTGATCAAACAAGTGAAGAGCTTGCACGATTTGCAAACGAGGCTTTTGGCTTTAAGAGTTATCCAGGTATGATGGAGATCAGCTTTGAGGATCAACTAAATTATCTTTTAGAATTCATTCCACATGGCTGGAGATATGCAGAAGAAATTTACTGCGTTGCTAAAGACTCAATAGGCAAAGAGAAAGTATTTTTAAAACGATATGCTGATCGTGAGCCTTCATCTCATCAGCAATGGCTTTCAGTGGATAAACAAAATTTAGATGGTGTTATTCAAATCATGGTTGGCGGTGTTACTCCTGAACCTATTCCAGCATCAAAGCTTTTGCTATTAACTCTCAATCGCACTGGCTCAAATTTTGAAGGTATCGGACTTTTGCGTCCTTGTTGGTGGTGGTGGAAAGAGAAGCAGAGAGCGGCAACACTCATGGCAATTGGCCTTGAGAAATGGGCTGTGCCAACTCCACTGATCAAGGTCGATAGACAAGCGATCGAGCAGATGGGCATCTCAAATGGTGATGTTGATGCGATGGTCAATGAAGCTCAAGCACAAGCTCAAGCCTATGTAGTGCAAGAGCAAAGTTATCTAGTAGAAAATAATATTGTTTCTTTTGATACCTATGGAGGATCATCAGGCTTTGATGCTAGCGGTGCTCTAAAAGTTATTCAAGAATGTGACAATCAAATCTCTCAAGCTTTCATGGCTCAATTTATGAATTTGGGAATTTCCGACAGTGGATCAAGATCAGTCGGTGAAGTGCATCTATCTGTATTCAGAAGAGCATGTATCAATTTTCTTGACTTGGTGGCTAGTGCAATCAGTGGACAAGATAGACGAGGGGGCGGAACTATTGGCCGTCTTATTCGTTGGAATTATGGAAACATTGAAGCAACTAAATTGCCTCGCTTGGTGCATAGTGGTCTTGATACTGATGCACTTGCTGAAGCTCTTGCTAGCTTGCCTTCATTGGTACAAGCTCAATTATTGACGCCTGATGATGATCTTGAGAGAGCAATCAGACAAAAGATCGGAGCTGGTCAATTGCCAATTGAAGCAACTAGAACGGCTCAAGATCGTGCTGTTGCACAAAATCCAGCTTTAGCTATGGCTGAAAGATTGAGAGCAATCAGATGAATGAAAAGCAAATCTCTTTAGCAAAACAAAGGCTGATGAATAGGCGATTTAATGCTTATCTCAATGCACCTAAAAAGTATGATGGAATAGATTTTACTCCACCTCAAGGGGCAAGAGATGCAGCAATCAGAGCATTAAAGAAACGAGCTGAGCAACCACCTTCAAAGCGTGGGATGACAGCCGTTGGGATTGCAAGAGCAAGAGATTTATCTAACGGCGTTACCTTATCACCTGATACCATTAAAAGAATGGTGGCTTATTTTACTAGACATGAAGTCGACAAGCAAGGCTCAACATGGGCTGAATATGGTAAAGGTCGACAAGCTTGGGATGGTTGGGGCGGTGATGCAGGTTATACTTGGGCAAAGAAAATTTTAGCACAAATGGAGAGAGCTGATGAGAAAGAAAAAGCATTGTCGGAATCTTCCTTGTCGTCCTCCAATCGTACTGACATTAAGATATTTAGAGAAAGAATCAGGTTGGGAGAAATTGCTTTATATCCAGGATCAGACATTAAGGTGCTTTCTGTTGGTAAGGTCAACAGTCGCATCAATGGGAAGACGATTCAAGATGTCACGCCTTCGATCCTTGCTGAGATCGTAAGAGTATTCAAGGCAAGACTCAATGAAGATCCAGTCATCATTGATTGGAATCATCAATCATCTCCCTTTATGGATAACGGGCCAACTGATCCATCTCAATCTATGGCATATGGTGAAATCTCTGATGTATATGTAAAAGATGATGCACTTTATGTAAAACCTCTATATACTCAAGCAGGTCTCGATCTAGTGAAAGCTAGCGAAGGCGTTTTATATCCATCACCTGAATTTTTAGTTGGTGATATTTATGCAAGGGAAGATGATCCAAAGCCAATAGGTTTTGCTCAACTTCAAGCTGTCACCTTGACGGCTAGACCAGCTCAATCTAAAAATAAAATCAGTCGTGTTTTACTCATGGAGAACATAATGAATCCAGAAGAATTAAAGGCTATGACAGCTGATCAACTCGTGGCTTTAGTGCTAGAAAAAGATCAACTCGTCAAGCAACTAGAAGCTCAGTTGGAAGGCGTCAAGTCTGAAAATGATGAGCTCACTAAAGACGAATCAGAAGGCGAAGTCAAAATTTCTCTTGATGGTGAATATGCCAAAAAAGATGAAAAAAAGATGATGGCTGAAGAAGATAAAAAGATGATGGAAGATGAAAAGAAAATGTCTGAAGCCACCGCTTTATCTGAAAAGGCACAAGCCAAACTGATGAACGAACTAAATGCACAAGTCACTTCTTTGTCTGAGCAAGTCAAGACCTTACAAGCTGAAAAGCATCAAGCTGAAAGAAAGCTTGTGATTGACGGCTTGCTTAACACTGGCAAGATTGCACCTAGTGAAATTTCAGCCGTTGAATCAGCCTATGATATCAAAGACAAATTCCCAGCTATTTGGCAATCATTCAGTGAAAGAAAAGCAAATCAAGCTATCAACCTTTCTGAAAAGGGACATGCTAGCACCGCTCAAGAGATCAGCTTTATCGATCAAGTGAATGAAATCAAAAAGACAAAAGGCATCACATTTTCAGAAGCCTTAAATGTCATGAAAAACGAACAACCTGATGCTTACATCAAACATTTCAAAGGATAATAATCATGAGTTTAAATAATCATGCTACCTATAAAACCTTTATCGCATCCGCATCTATCACCGCTTTGACTTTGGTCAAACAAGATAACAATGCTAAAATCGTGCCTTGTACCTCATCCGATGATACACCTATTGGCGTTGCTCAAATTTCTGGTGCAAGTGGCGATGCTATCAATGTATGCGTCAGCGGTCTCTCTCGCGTTGTCGCTGGTGGTACTATCACATCAGGCACTCACTTTTTTGTTATGCCTGGTCTTGCTGGCAAAGTGTATGCTTATGACGGCACAGGCGAAGGCGTTCAAAAAATTGCAGGTCAATATATTCCAAATGTTGCAAATCCTGTAGCAAGCGCAAATGAAGAAATCGAAATCCTTGTTAAAGTATCTTTAGGAGTCTAATCAAATGGCAAATTCTAGCTATAGCAATATTCATCCAGTCAACGAAATCCTTCGCAACCTTGCCATTGAAGCAATTCCTAGCGATGGACAACTGATCGCCGATCAAGTCATTGAAAATGTTGATGTCAAGGCAATTGGCCCAACTGGCACTCTTTTGATTGAAGAAACACGCAACTTCATGGGATCTCCAGATGTTGACGCTCAACGTGCTCCAGGTGCAGACCGCCAAAGAATTGGCAACTTTGACCGCTCAAGCACAACCTTCTCAGCAAAGATCTATTCTCTTTCTGATGAAATTGCACTTGAAGATATCAAGTACTCACAATATCCAGGCAACGAAGAACAAAGATCTTTCCGTAAGGTACAAAGATCAATGTTGCTCAATCGTGAAACTCGTTTAGCTAATCTCTTGTTTGGTGCTGGCAATTGGGGGAGTTATACTTCTGCTTTAGCAAGTCTTGCAAGTGGCTCAAATGGTACACAATGGAATCAAGCTGGCGCCGAACCTTTAACCGATCTTCACGCTTTGATTGATGTTATTCGTGCAAATTCTCATGGTATCCTCCCTGATACTTTAGTACTTGGGTATGGTGCTTTGCGTGCTTTATCCCGCAATGCTGAAGTACGTGGATTTTTCACTGCTGGCGCTACTCCTTCCGGTACTGCTGCTGGCAATCGCTTGATGAAAGATGACATGGTCATCAGCGTTCTCAAGGAAGTTTTAGGGATTCCAAATGTGCATGTTGGTAGTGCTAGAAAAGAAACCGCAAACGCTGGCTTAACATCTTCTGAAGCTCAAGTCTGGACAGATGATAGTGTTTTCATGGGTATCATGAAGGGATCTGACGCTATTGCAAATAAGAACGGCGTCAAGGTCATGCCAGTTGCCGCTCTCAATTTTGTTTATGAAGGCTATTCTTCTGGTGCTTATGATGATCTTGCTATGACCAAGAGAACCGTTTGGATGGAACACACACATCAAGATAAGATCATTGCTCAAAATTATGGCTTTTTGCTCACTGATTGCTTAGCTTAAGCTTGATTAAATGCCTATGTATTGTACTCATTGCCTTAATATTTTCAATAGTGTGGTTCACTTAGCGGAAGCGGATGATGCAGATAAGCAGGCAATCGAAGATCTTAGGAAGCAATGGATTGATGAACGCAATCCACAAATGAAACTCCTCTTAAAGATGAGGCTGGATGTACTAATAAAAGAAGTCAATTCAGCCAAAACTTTTGAGGAAGAAATGAAGAAGGCAACAAATCGATTATATCGAGCAATTGCCGAAATGGTGCAACAAGGCCAAGGTCAGATGCTTGTTAGTATGTCGCCAGATGAGCTTAAATCTTTTTTAGTTTCAAGTGGCATGGGAGACGCTTTGACATATTTTGAGCGGTCTCAAGTGGATATAGTGGAATTGATCAATAAGGCCACGATTGAAATTGATCCGGAATTTAGATCTGCTCCCCCTGCTATCGTGCAGGCAATAGCGCAGCAAACTTCATCACAAGTGTTTGATGCTCAGATCTTGCCTTCCCTTAGTAGTGCAATTCGCAATATGGCAACAACTGCCGTGATTGTTGGAAGCTCTAAGCCGTCACTTGATCAGATGAGAGTTGCATTTGATAAGTCAGTTGGTATTGGTACAACTCAAGCCAGAACGAAAATCGCTGAATTTGGCAGGTCTATCAATGCCTTAAATGCTGATGAAGCTGGCTTAGAAAACTTCATTTATGTAGGACCTAAAGACGGGATCACTCGACCATTTTGTCGCAAACTTGTTGGAAAAGTGCTATCTAAAAAGCAAATCATCAAGCTAGACAATGGACAGCCATCAAGTGGTCCACCTTTAACGGCGGGCGGTGGTTATAATTGCCGTCATTCTTG